TCGAAACCGGATATCTGAAATGGATTCTCGATTGGACAGCGCAGCAAGCCGACTGGAACCGCTTTCGCGATCTCAGCGACGGCATAGAGTACGAGCTAGAGGGCCGGCGCTTGGAAGCCGAGTACCAACGGTACAAGCGCGAGCGCAAGCCGAGGCGCAAGAGCTGGAGGATTGGCCTTGCAGTAATGGACGAACAGAACCGCATGGCGGCGCGCATTATTGCGGGCAACCCGCGGCGCTACCCTGGTCTAATGCAGTGGTGGGCCGGCCAGATTCTATCGCAGAATCCCATGCGGGCGCGGCGCGATCCGCATTGGCAGAAATGAACCGGCGAGCGGATCGCTGTTTCGCCCGCTCACTGGGATAAACTGCGGCTATGCCTGATCTTTTGATAACTTCGATCGTTTCCGGCCGGAATCAAGAACCGTTCGTGCAAATCATGCTCGATGGCAAAGTGGCGCAGTTCTCGCCGGCCGAGGCGCAGAGCTTCGCGCTGCAGCTCATGACCGCGGCCGAGGCGGCGCTAGGCGATGCGTTCCTGGTGCATTTCATGGGCGGCGTTGCGCAGGGCGACGAGCGCGATGCGATGCTCGGCCGGTTGCTGCATGGTTATCGCGATTATCGAATGAACGTGCGCGGGTCGAAAGATCCGCTCGTATGGGGCGACATTGCGGAATGGAAGGGCGGCGAACCGCCTACGGGGCTATGAGCATTAGCACCAATCAGCCGGTCTTGCTCGGGCGGGACTACAGGCCGAAATTATTGGTGTTTTGGGTGGTGACGAAAGCGCCGTCTGATATGCCTGAGTGGCCCTTTGTGGCGCGGCTGTGGGAGGCGGGGAAGCCGACGGCGACTTACTACAGGTCGCATTCGCTCGGCGCGCTGCGGGGAATTTTGCGTCGTAATGAAGGGTGCCAGCTTTGCATTGACCGCGATCCGTTAGACGATCCGGTGATTGAGGAAACATGGGTATGAAGCGGCGGCGAATGAGCGAGCGGATCGCCGTTTCGCTCGCTCACTCGCCGCGATCGGCGGCGCGCATTCGTGCGGCGAGGGCTTGGAACTTCGCAAGCTCGATCGCCTTTTCGGCGAGGTCGAGCGCGTCGCCTTCGAACGCGCCGCAGTCTGCGCAAAAGAATTGCTCGCGCGAGTCGCTAAACGACGTGATGTTGACTGCCTCGGCGCCGCACTTTGGGCACGCGGTCCGCGGGGTTAGCGGCATGGCTCAATTCTCACACGTCGCTTGGAACTGCAGCCAGTCGCGCGTCGCGGCAAGTACGATTTCGTTCAGGGCGCCGAGCAGCTCGGGCGCGGTGGTGAACGTGACGGTAAGCCGGCCGGCCGTTAGTTCGATGTTGGGCGCGAAGCCGGCCGCGATCGCCCGCGGCGCCGGCAATTCGACCGAGCGCGCAACAATGGTCTGTTTGGCGTCGGCCAGGTTAAGGCCGATGCGCTCTACGCGGCGGTATTCGTACTCGAAGGCGTCGGAGCGGGCAACCTTGCGGATCCATGCGAGCACTTGCCGGCGAAATACGATATTGGCATTGCCGGCGCGCACGGCGCCGACGCGGCGCAGAATCCGGCCGGCCTCGGCCTGTGAGACATGGAAAAGGCGCTCGATCGCGCGCCGGTCAAGGATCGGCTCGGCGATCGCTTCGAGCGTACGCTCGATCGCGGGCAGTTCGCGCATCCAGTACGGGTTATGTGGCATCGTCAGGCGTGAAAGTGTGATTTTCGAGCGCGAGCACGCGGCTCGCCAGGTCGCGTACTTGACGCTCAAGGCCGCGTATCGCAACGTTCATAGCTGCAATTGTAGTGGTTATTGTTTCCATGCGGGCGAAGCCGCGGCGCATCTCGGTTCTCAGCGAGGTATGACGCCGCTTAAATCCATCGGTCGAGGCGATCATGATTGCCTCTAACCGCTTGATATCGCTCTTTGAGGCGGCGGTGTCCTTCATGGCCGAAGTCTAGCACGTTACGATCAGCTCTGATCCGGGTAGACATATGACACCTTATCGGAACCGGCCGCGGCCGGCCTTGTAATCCGGGCTGTCGGCGGCGAACGGGCGGGCGGATCGCCGTTTCGCCCGCTCATTGGGCGTTGTGATGTACAGAGAACCTCATTTCTGGATCCCGTGGAACCTGCCGGCCGAGCCGGCGCCGGTCAAACACTCGATCGATCCGGAAACCGGGATTTGGCCGATTCGCGAGTGGGGCAACTCTTGTTATCGAGGTTTCGTCAGTGAATCGCGGTTCGATCCGAAGGCAACGGTTATCCCGCGCACGAACCGCGAAACCAGTCGGAAGTGGAGGGCGCTAGATGCCGGTGTTAGATAGGGCTCTGTCGATCCTTGGCCTCGGCCGCAAATCCGAGCCGATCATAAACGACGGCGATCGCAATTTACCCTCTGTTCGCGTTGTAGGCGGCTCAGGCTTGCCCACGGCCAGGTGGACGCAGCGCGGGTACGTTCCGATGGTCACGGCCGGCTACGCGTCCAATACCGACGTGTACGCGTGCGTGTCGCTGATCGCCGCGGCCGGCAAACAGGTGAAGTGGTGGGACGGCGGCGGCAATTCGAAGGCGCGTACGCCGCTCGCGAAGCTGGCGGCGGCAATCGGCAAGGATCCGTACGACGACTTGCCGAGCGTCGTAGGCGATCCGGCGAAGCTGGCGCGGCGGGTCAAGGCGGCGACGGATCCGCGGGCTTCCATCGCGTTGCTGCAGGCGGCGGGCGATGCCGAGTTTATCGAGGCGTGGTTGTCCTACATCCTGCTATCCGGCAACACCTACATGGAAGTCGACCGCGCAGCGAACGACAACCCGATCATGTTGTACCTGCTGCGGCCGGATCGCGTTGTCGCGTGGGTGAAACCGCCAGGTACGGCTATCCATATGACAGAAACCGAGCTGGTCGACTACTGGCGGGTCACGGCGTACGGGCAGACGCGGCCGGTGCCACCTCCCAACATGGTGCACAGCAAGCTATTCAACCCGCTCGATGATATTTACGGTATGGCGCCGCTGGAAGCCGCGTTGCTGCGCGTCGACGCGCAAAACGAAGGCGTCGCGCTCATGAAGCGAATGCTGCAGCGCGGGTACTCTCCGGGCTGGATCGAGGCGGCGAAAGACTCGATTTGGGAGGATACGCAAGTAGCGCAGTTGAAAGAACGGATCAGCCGCAGCAAATCGACGGGCGAAGAATTGTTTCTGGAAAATGCGAGCTGGCATAAGATGGGTTTCGATCCGGCCGACTCCGCGGTCAGCGATCAGGCGATCTTGACAAAGCGCGATATCGCGAGTGTGTTCCATGTCCCTCCGCAATTGATCGGCGACACAACCAGCCAGACGTACAGCAACTATCAGGAAGCGCGGCGGGCGCTGTACATGGAAGCGGTTATCCCACTGTTGACGCAATTTCGTGATGATTGGAACGCGACGGTGGGCAAAACGTTGAACTCGCCGCTCGATTTCGATAAGGATAGTTTCGACGCGATCGCCGCGGCGAGGGCCGACGCTTCCGATCGCGTGCAAAAGCTCTTTACATCGGGCATCATCACGCAGAACGAAGCGCGCCGCGATTTGGAATACGAGCCGGTCGCGGCCGGCGACGTGTTCTACGCGCCGGCAAACATGATCCAGCTTGGGGAGACAGATGCTACGAGCCAATCAGCGAATTAAGATCGACAACGGCGACGGCGCCGCGGTGGTGGGGCGGGTCGAGGAAGTGCGGCCGGTTACCGAGCTATCGGGCGAGGCGCGCGAGGCGCTCACCGCGTGGGGCGTTAGCCGGATCGCGGCGATTACCTATCACAGCTCGCCGGCTGCGCAGCACATGGTTACCGCGGTTGAAATCGAGGGCGCCTGGTTTGATCTCGACCACAAGCCGCTGCATATCGAGGTTGTGGGGTTGCACGAATGCGCAGCCGGTTTACCGAGCTAGTTTCCCGTTACACCGGGATATGCGCCGAGTGCCGGCGCTCGATCGCGCGCAATGCGCGGATGGTGTACGACTGGCACGCAAAAAAGAGCTATTGCAAGTCATGCGGCGATCGCCTGATGCAATCAACGTCGCTGTTCAAGTAACGCTTTAACCTCGCAAAATGCACGCGACCGAGACGAAAGATTCTCGCCGCTGGCGCGAATTCGATGCGCATCTTGAAGGGATCAGCTTATCGTGGCAACGTGAAGCGCGGCGGCGCCTGGTTATGGAAGCGATCGCCGCGGCCGGCCGGTACCGCGAAGCCGGCGAGGGCGCCGCGGCGGCGGCGGTCACCGATGCGCGATGGATCGATTATCTCGACCGCGTTTGGCGGTACGCCGTGACGCACGCCGGCACGCGGGCCGCGGCGGTGCTCGGCGTCTCGGCCGACGCTACGTATCTCGATCACGCGGCCGTGCGGTACCTGCAGGGCGAATCAAAGCGGCGCGGTGAGGGCATCGCGGAGACATCGCGCGCCATGATCGCCAAATGGATCCATGAAGGCCTCGGCGAGAATTTGATGCCGGCCGGGATAGAGCGATTGATTGCGACCGAGGGGCGCCGCGTGGCGCAGTGGCGCGGCGCCATGATCGGCTCGACCGAGACGCACGCGGCGAGCTGGTTCGGTTCGTGGCTCACGGTGGGGCGCGCGGGCGGCAGGTGGGAGAAGATTTGGGCGGCGCCGCGGCGCGGCGGGATCACGTGCGATCAGCACAAATCGACGCACGGGCAGCGGCGCCCGCTCGCGGATCCGTTCCGGGTGCTCAACGACTACGAAGCGGATCAGCCGGCCGAGTCGCTCAACTATCCGGGCGATAGTGGCTTTTCGCCGCGGCCGAGCAACGTTATCAATTGCCGGTGTGCGATGGATTTCGAGCGGTTATGATCGTGCCCACACTACAAGGCAAAATCAACCACTTTTGTCTGAGGTACCGGCCGCGGTCCGAGGATGCGGCGTATCAATTCAT